GCAATGAACATTGAAAGTCAGCAATGGGTTGTGGTCATTTCTGAACTCGAAGGTATGTCGCTTAATTGCGCCTAACTCGCTCATTCGTGAACCCAGCGTCAGCCTAACCTTACCAACCAAACCCCAACCCCATGAAAACCACACCAATCGATTTCCGACGCTGGCAACTCCACATCCGCAAGGAGTGCGTCAACTGCAACCGACCCGACAAAAGCGAAACCATCAAGGCTTGGTCCGTCAACTGGACCCTGCTCGGTCGCATCCTTCAAGCCAAAAATGCCTGACGATGGAATGGATTAAATGCTTAGACAGGATGCCGACACCTTACGAGCCAGTCCTGATTTTCACGACCGACATGAATCAAGCCTACGCATGGCTGGGCGACGGCCGTTGGTATTACGAACACCAAACTTGGTTCCTAATCGAAGTAAGCCATTGGATGCCTCTACCCCCTAACCCGTTTTAACATGGACCTAATCTCACGCACCATCCTCGGATATACGGCAGAGGTTGTTGGAGTCAGCCCGGACGACATCTTGAGCGAAGTCAAGACCCAAGAACTGGTCCTTGCTCGAAGCATCTTCGCAGACATCGCTTACTCGGAGTACCTGTACACCTACTGCCAAATCGGGCGAATCATCAAGAGGAACCACGCAACGGTCATGCACAACCTCGAAATCCTTGCCAAAAACATGAGGGCAAGGCCCGACATTAAGTTTCTTCGTACACAGGTTCTCAACAGGACACGGGATTTTTTGCAACATTAGGAAGAACCCCCTCCATCTTTGCGTGAGTGAACGCAGAGAGCATCGTCCTTGACCTTTATCGCAGCGGTGAAATCCGCAAGGCTTGCCTCACCATTACGGGGGGCAATCCGCTTTGGAAGGACCTCGAACAAGAGGTCGTCCTGATTCTGCTCGAAAAAGACCCCGACAAGATTACCAAGATGCAGGTCCAAGGCTACCTGCGCTTCTACATCGTTCGTTTGATAATGAACCTGTACCGGGGCAACAACAACCAATTTGCTAAGAAGTACCGACACCACGACGAGCGTGTCGAGGTTGACCCCGAAACCCAAGAACTAAGCAAGGACTACGACTCCCTGCTTGACGACCTTTGGGCTATTGCCCAGCAAGAGATGGACTCTTGGGCCAAGGACGGAGCCTTCCCGTACGACAAAGAACTGCTGAACCTGCTCATGCAGACGGGGAACATGAAAGCCATGAGCCGGGAAACGGGCATCCCGTACCGCTCAATCATTTACTCCATCGAGCAGGCCAAGGCCAAAATCAAAACCGCAATCGAGTCCAATGGATATACTGGTCTATCCCATCCTGATTAGTGCTTTAGCGACCCTTGCGGTCGTGGAGTTCCGGGTCCTGCCTTCGTGGTTCTACGCTTTGCCCTTTGCGAAGCGGAAGCCGTTTTCGTGCATGACCTGCTTCGGGTTTTGGCTTGGCTTTGCCCTGACCCTGCCAACGTGCCAATGGTACTTGGCCCCAATCCTCGGCCTTGCCTCATCTGCCACCGCAATAATCATCCGGGAATGGACCTTCAAATGACCAACGACCAGTTCGTAATTGCCCAAAAGCATCGCAAGTACTGGGACCAATATGTGGCATCCCTAACCATGCGACTGCCACCCGATGCGGTTGGAGAACTGCAAGCCATCCTCACGGCTCACGGACGACCGCCTACGAATTGGTGGTGCGCTGACTGCGTAAAATCGGCCCTCCAATACATTTACCTACAAGCGGACTTGTTCCTCGAAGTCAACCAAAACACCATAACCCACCCCCTGAATGCCCCTGCCAATCCCGAACAATAACGAGTCAAGAGAAGGCTTCATCGGTCGTTGTATGTCCAACAACGAAACCAATGCGGAGTTCCCTGATACGGCTCAACGGCTTGCGGTTTGCGGCTCAACGTGGGAGAATCACAAGAGGCAACAGTTCGAGTCATACTCCGATTACGGCCAAGAGATTAGGGCCAATGCCAAGCGAGGGATAGAACTCAACGAACGCAACGGCAACAAGTGTGCCACCCAGACGGGCAAGGTCCGGGCGCAGCAGTTAGCCAACGGGGAAGCCATCTCGGTCGAAACCATCAAGCGGATGCACTCCTACCTGTCCCGTGCTGAAACCTACTACGACAATGCAGACGACACCTCCGACTGCGGTTACATCAGTTACCTCCTGTGGGGTGGCAAGTCGGCTCTCTCTTGGAGCAGGAACAAACTTCGGGAACTTGGCGAACTCGAAGGCTAAGGATGACGAGGCACAGGTGCAGGCTCGGATGGACTCGCTGATGATGGTGATAACGACCCTGTGCGACTGCATCGGAGCGGTGGACGATTCGAACTCACCGAATGCATTTGCGGTCAAGATGAAGATAGTGGACAAGATTGACGAACTCATAGACAAAATCGAATACTAATGCAACGAGTACCCATAGGCACAATCAAGAACAACCCGAACAACCCAAGGGTCATCAAGGACGACAAGTTCAAGAAACTTGTGCAGTCCATCAAGGACCTGCCTGAAATGGCCGAGGTTCGTCCTGTTGTGGTTAATACCGATATGGTCGTGCTTGGAGGCAACATGAGGCTCAAAGCCATGCGTGAGGCTGGATGGAAGGACGTGCCGATTCAAGTCGTGGATTGGGACGAGGACAAGCAAAGGCAGTTTATCATCAAGGACAACGTAAGCGGAGGGGAATGGGATTGGGAGATGCTTGCGAATGAATGGGATACCGAGGAACTGCAAGAGTGGGGTCTTGACCTACCCGACTTTGACAACGCCAAGGAACTGGAAGCGGAGGAAGATGACTACGAGATGCCCGACCAAGTTCAGACCGACATCGTGCTGGGCGACTTGTTCGAGATTGGTCCGCATCGTTTGCTTTGTGGGGATTCAACGGATAGCGATGCCGTTGCGAAGTTGATGCAAGGTCAAAAAGCGGATTTTGCTATTGCTGACCCTCCTTATAATGTTGGCTATGAATACAATTCCCACAAGGACAATAAAACGGAAAAAGAATATCACGATTTTTGCCAATCATACACAAATAATGCTTTAATTTATTCAAAGGTAATTGCAATCACTCCGGGTAAAGCCAATGAAAAAATATACAACCAAAGACCTGATTACAAAGAGTATCTGATTTGGTACAAAAAATTCGGCCTTTCTCGTGGTTCTTTTTATAAGGCTATGGTTACGGAGCCGATATTGTTGTTAGGAGATAAGCCTAAAAACAAGTTTTATTCAACAGATTGCATGGAAATAATGACGGACAGGGAAGAGGGATTAAGAAAACTGCATTCCTGCCCAAAACCCGTCAAATTATTTCAAAGTATTATTGAGCCAATGACTGAAATTGGGAGCATTGTTTTAGAGATGTTTGGAGGAAGCGGAACGACACTTGTTTGTTGTCATCAAATTGAAAGAAAAGCAAGGGCCATCGAAATTGACCCGAAGTACTGCCAAGTCATCGTGGATAGGATGCTTAAACTCGACCCGGCCTTGGAAGTCAAGAGGAACGGACTGCCGTACAAAACAGGCGAATAACAGGCTATGCCAATACCCAACGAACATATCAACCAATTCAAGAAGGGAGAGTCAGGCAACCCCAATGGTCGTCCACGCAAGTACGTCAGCACCTTGGTTGACCAAGGCTACAAGCGGTCCGAAATCAACGACACCATCCAAAATATGATGGCCATGACCTTGGAGGAAGTCAAGGCGGTTTGGGACAACCCAACGGCAACGGTCCTCGAAAAGACAATCGCCTCGGCCATCCGCAAGTCCATCGAGAAGGGAACGCTCTACTCCATGGAAACGCTGCTCTCACGGGTCTACGGTCAACCCAAGCAGGAGGTCGCTGCAACCATATCGCCTCAACCAATATGGCAGGGCGTAAAACTACAAGTTGACACCAACCACAACGGCAATCAAGATTGATGGATTCCGCAAGAGAATCCGAATAGTCCAAGGCGGTTCATCGGCAGGCAAGACCTTTGCCATCCTGTCCTTGCTTTATTCCTATGCAGCCAACCCTGAATGCGGTCCGCTTGAGATTTCGGTAGTTTCCGAATCCATCCCCCACCTTCGCAGGGGTGCGCTTAAGGACTTCCTCAAGATGCTCAACATGACAGGGCTTTACCAAGAGGAACTATACAACCGAACGCTGCTCCGATACGACTTCCCGCATGGCTCCTACATCGAGTTCTTTTCCGCTGACCAGAGCGACAAGATGCGAGGGGCAAGGAGGGACGTGCTATTCATGAACGAGGCGAACAACATCACATGGGAAGCCTATCACCAACTGGCTATCAGGACAAGGAACGCTATCTACATCGACTACAATCCAGTCCGAGAGTTTTGGGCGCATACCGAATTGATGAATGACCCCGATGCCGAGTTCCTGCTCGTTACCTACAAGGACAACCAAGCCCTTGACCCTGCCATCATCCGAGAGATTGAGAAAGCCAAGACCAAAGCCGAAACGTCAGCCTATTGGGCGAACTGGT